AATCGTGCCACTGTCCAAAATACTATACCGCCCTGGTGTAAATAAAGAGAACACTCGTTATACTTCTGAGAACGGTTGGTATGTCTCTGACAAGGTTCGTTTCCGCCAAGGTACACCAGAAAAGATTGGTGGCTGGCTACGCATCTCACAAGCTACGTTCCTTGGTATCTGCCGATCCTTGTGGAACTGGGTAACGCTTTCCAATTCTAACCTGCTTGGCGTAGGCACCAACCTCAAGTATTACATTGAGCAGGGTGGTGCTTATTCAGATATTACGCCTATCAGGAAAACACAGTCCGTCACTTTTGCTGCGGTTACTGTTTCCCCCTTCTCCTCAACCATCACGGTTACATCGGCAAGCCATGGGGCGATTACCGGGGATTTTGTCACCTTCTCCGGCGCGGTAAGTCTTGGTGGAAACATCACGGCAGCGGTGCTTAATCAGCAGTATCAAATAGATTCTGTACCTACATTAAATACTTTTACCTTTACGGCCAAGAACCCAAGCACGGGTGCGCCTGTCACTTCAAATGCTTCGGATGTTGGCAATGGCGGTGGATCTTCTGTTGGTGCTTTTCAGGTCAATACTGGGCCTGGTATTGCTCAGGTTCCTCTAATTGGTTGGGGCGCAGGTGCTTGGGGTTCTGGTTCATGGGGCGTTACGCCACAGGTTACAGATCCACTGAGGATATGGAACGCAGGTAACTGGGGCGAAGACCTTGTATTTGGACCGAGGGCGGCTGGTATTTATTACTGGGATGCAACCAACGGTATATCGACCAGGGGCGTAGCACTCAATAGCCTTGGCGGCACGGTAACGATTACGATCGCATCGCCGGCTGTTGTCACGTTTGGTGTGGTTCTTGCAGAAGGCACGGCTGTGTCATTCACAACCACGGGGGCGCTACCAACGGGCCTAACTGTAGGTACAACGTACTACTTGCGTAATGTATCTGGGCTATCGGCAAATCTTTCTGCCACGTCATCAGGTTCGCTGATTACAACCACCGGTTCTCAATCCGGTACGCAATCAATGGTTCTTGAGGATGTACCAAAGTACCAGTACTCATTGATTATCTCTGATGCCTTGCGGTATCTCATGGTCTTTGGATGTAATGACATCGGAAGTACCGTGGCTGATCCCATGCTTATTCGCTGGTGCGATCAAGAATCCTTGGTGGATTGGCTTCCGTCGACGACCAATACCGCAGGATCAATCAGGCTATCCCATGGGTCGCAGATCATTACGGTTCAGCAGACACGTCAAGAGATCCTTGCGTGGACTGACTCAGCTCTCTTTTCCATTCAGTACCTAGGGCCGCCACTGGTCTTTGGTTCTCAAATCCTTGCGGACAACACGTCCATCATTGGGCCAAATGCTACAGCGGTGGCATCTGGTGTGACCTACTGGATGGGCGTGGATAAGTTTTACCTGTACAACGGACGTGTTCAGACGCTTAACTGCGACCTTCGCAGATATATCTTTAATGATATAAACCGTTACCAGAACTTCCAGGTATTTGCTGGGACCAACGAAGGTTTCAATGAAGTTTGGTGGTTCTACTGCTCGGCTAATTCCACGACCATCGATCGGTATGTGGTGTTCAACTACGCAGAGAATGTCTGGTACTACGGAACCATGGCACGTACGGCGTGGAGCGATTCTGGTCTAAGACAGTACCCACAAGCTGCGACTTACAGTTACAACATTGTTGATCATGAGCGTGGTCTGGATGACAACGAGACGGGTACGGCGCTCCCAATCAATGCTTACATAGAGTCAGCAGAGTTTGATATTCAGGATGGGCATAGTCTTGGGTATGTCTATAGGATCTTGCCTGACATTACGTTTGATGGATCGTCTGCTGATTCACCTGCCGTTACCATGACGCTGATTCCCATGATGAACTCAGGATCTGGGTACAACAATCCTCAGTCTAATAGCGGTTCATCTTCAGCTTCAGTAGTGCGTACATCAACCACGCAGATTGAACAGTTCACGGGCCAGGTTTATGTCCGTGTGCGCGGCCGGCAGATGATCTTTAAGGTAGAGTCTAATCAGCTTGGATGTGCATGGCAGCTAGGATCGCCGCGAATTGACATCAGGCCGGATGGCAGGGCAACTGGACGTGGCGCATGAGCTTAATTGTTACAACAGATTATGAGTTTACAAGGGTTGTTGCGCCTAGCCTTCCTATGGCGCCGCAGGAATATTCTGCGTTTTACCAAGACCAGTACAGCAATGTCTTGCGTCTGTATTTCAACCGTCTTGATAATTTTCTGGCGAATCTTATGGCTACCACTTCAACGATCCCAGTAACATTTCCGGGGACATACTTTGATGCGTTTGGCCGTCAACGGGTAAGCCAACCTTATACCCTTTTTGATAGCCAGAATAGATACGCTGCTGACAACCAGTTTGATGTATCAACCACGGGTACGGGTACAACTACTTTTCTTTCTGATGAAGCAGCCGTCAAGATGGAAGTTACAGGTGCGGGTGTCGGCTCAGTCATCCGCCAGTCTTATCGGTCCTTCCCGTATCAGCCAGGAAAAGGCTTGCTGGTGCTTGCAACCTTTGTGATGGATAGTAGCCAGAGCTTAAATCTAACGCAGCGGGTTGGTTACTACAACGACCAAAACGGCGTGTTCTTCCAACGAGTAGATGGAACATATTCATTTGTTTTGCGGTCTTACGTTACAGGTATGGCTTCCGATGCAAGGACCGTAAACCAAGCTAATTGGAATGGTGACAAGTTAGATGGTTCTGGGCCTTCAGGTTTGACGCTTGATCCAAGTAAGGCTCAGATTCTTTGGATGGATTTTGAGTGGCTCGGTGTTGGGTCAATCCGATGTGGGTTCATTATTAATGGTCAGTACATCGTTTGTCACACATTTAACAATGCAAACGACATCTCCAATGTCTATATGACCACGGCCATTTTGCCGGTTAGATATGAGATCAGTTCAGCCACGTCTGCGGTTGCGGCCAGCATGAAGTCTATTTGCTGCTCGGTTGTTTCCGAGGGTGGATTTGAACAGACTTCTATTGACCATGTAGCAAGGCGCACCACATCGTTTACCAATATTGATACAGCAGCGTTTTATCCTATTGTGTCCATCCGTCTTGCTTCAGGACGCACTGGGGCAGTGGTGTTGCCTAATCGTCTACAGTTTTTGCCATTAACCAGCCAGAATTATGAAGTAGCGTTAATAAAAAACACCACGCTTACTGGAGCAACTTGGGCGGCGACTGTGCCGTCTGATTCCAATGTTGATTATGATGTTGCCGCTACAGCGATGAGCGGTGGAACAATTGTTCAAACAGATTACGTCACATCAACAGGCAGTGGCGGTACGGTTAACACCTCCACGGCTACGGGCTATAACTGGGACTTACAACTTGGTGCAACCATCTCAGGCACAAGTGATACTTATACGCTAGGTGTAAGGACTGTATCTGGTGCAACTAAAGGAGATGGTGTCGGGTCCATTTCCTTCTATGACTTAACCCAATAAAATGGGCTACTTAGCGGAGTAAGCCATGTCGACAAGCGATACAGTAGGTCAGTACAACTATGACTTTGGATACGGTCCTGATTCCACGCAGGGTCAGGGCGAAGTATCATCCGGCAATCTAACAGCAGGATTTGATACAACCAGCTTATTTAGCAATAACAACTTCCTTAATCAATTAGGAAGAGCGCTTCTTGGTACACAAGGCGCAAGCGGTACAGGTGCCGGACTTGCTCTCGGACTTGGTGCATTAGCTGCTGCACTTACCCGTCAGCAGGCACCAGCAGTTAAACAGCCCGAATACAAAGCTGCTCCTGTGTATAACCGTGCGCTTACTGCGCCTATGTTCCCCCCTCAGCCAGCGCCACAAAAGTCCGCGTCTGGCCAGAACATTTACACACCCATGAAGGGTATGCCCCTGTTCTTCAACCCGAATCCATTTCAGTTTGATGCCACAGAAGCGGCCAAGCGTTATGGTCCTACGCAAGAACAGATTGCCCAAGGACAAGCAGGATACGAAGCAGGTTTGGCGTCGCTCTATAAACCTATGACGGTAGCTCCTATCGTTACCAAGGCGGCAGGCGGCGAGATCGACGACATCATGGTTGGTTATGACGGTGGCGAAGTAGGCTACAACAATGGCGGTGATATTTATGCAGCGGCCGGCAGATACCTAGAAGGTCCAGGCGACGGCATGTCGGATAGCATCACAGCGCAGATTGACCATGGCGGTGGAAAGACCCAACCTGCCAGGTTAGCCCGCGGTGAGTTTGTTGTACCTGCTGATGTGGTATCCGATCTTGGTAATGGCTCATCGAATGCTGGGGCGCAGAAGCTCTACGACATGATGAAGAAGATCCGCAAGGCGAGGC